GCCTGTCGTACGCCACCACGTAAACCGGATCCGTGATGAGAACGTTGTGTCGCGCGATAGCTCTCTTGTAACCCTCGCAGGTACCAGCCCTGCGGGGTTTGGGAGCCTCGCCGCGCACCTGCGGGACCGCATGCCCGTAACATATAGCCTTGTCACAGACAGCGCGGCCATAATCCTTGATCAGGGTATGGCCCTGGGTTGAGTCCCAGCCGGCGACATCCGACTGGCACACCTGCCGAGACCCAAAGAGGGCCATAGCAGCGTGGTAAAAGTCGTCCGTCATGTCGTCGGTGAACCCAATCCCTATCGTCGCAGGGTTGTGAGGGTAGCCTGACTTCACAGCGTTGATCGCGCACGTGTACAGACACCTCTCGACCAACTGGTCGACGAGGTCCATCGCTGTCACGGTTCGATACATGCCACTGCGGGCCTTCCTCTCGGGGTGCGCCTCGCCTTTAACGAAAGGCTTGACGAACCCGTTCCACCCCCCCCTCAACCTCTCCATAGCTGACTCAGGCATGGCCTGGTCAGACATGAGGAGAATCAGCCTGGTGGTGGCTAGGTCGATTATTCCTTCCTTGTAGGTGGCTGAGAGAGTTCGGTTGTCGGGGAACTCTTCGCTCCAGGGGTATCCGGGGACTGAGGACATCTTAACATCTTGGAAGAGTTGCGATACCAGTTCTCGAACTTCCTCTTCTGAGCAGCCGTCTTGAAGCTGGTGGGGAATATAAAAGTGGGGTAGTGTGTCGTCGCCGGCACCCCTCCTGCCTCCTGGCGGGAGGGCCGCTCCTTCCGCGGGGAGCTGTGCTGCTGGCTTGTTGACTTGTCGCTTGAGGCAGAGGAACTTTTCGTTGCCTTGGTCTTGCGGGAAAGCAAAACCCTGGAGTTCTTCGTACTCGGCGAGGACTTCACCGGGGATTGGGTGGAGTTTGGGTTTCCTGACCGAGGTGGCACCGTTGATGGTTCCTTGGCAGACGAGACCTGTGCAATCGGCTGGGAAGCCGGCTCCTGAATCGATACTGGAAAGGAAACTGTGGTGGTAGTCACGCAGTTTTCTGCCTTGCTGAGGGCCACCCGAAAATCCTGCGCCTGAACAGGTTCCTCGGGGTTGGCAGACTCCGGCACCCACACCTCCTTAAAGTCGTCAGAATCCTCAACGTCACCGGCGTTAACCGGTGCCGTGGTGAGACTGGCGATGGGAGGGCTGGGCTTGGGCTTGGGGCGGGCTGAGTCCGGGTCCCACTGAGTGGATGACCTGTCTCCTCCATCGTCGCCAAACTGGGGGCGTTCGCGCCAGTTGTGCGCACCACCCCGCGAATCGCGATCCTGTCGAAAGCGAAGTTCCGCGAGTGCCGCTTGATACATAGACTCCTCCTCGTTGTAAGCGTAGAGGTCGTCTTCGTATGCCTGGATCGCGGCCTGGTTGTCCATAGCATCGCCGTGATCGAAGTCGGGTCTCTCCGGCCGCCTCAACATCCTCATCTTCTTACCCGATCTCCTATGAACCAAGATGTCATAGTCTCCCATCCTGTGGAGTTCCGCTTCGGCTCTGTCGAATATGTTATCCGTATAAACAGAGTTGGGCGGAGTTGTGGACTCAGGAGTGTGAGATGGTCGGGGGAATAGAGGCTTAGAACGGGGGTAGAGAAGCTCGAGAGTGTCCTCGAGAGCGACGCCTAGACCCGTAGAGGGTGAGCCTGCCACGTGTATGGCAACCACGGCAGTGCCGTTCACTTGGAACACGGGAGCACCTGAGTGGCCCGGGAGTGAAGACATGTCGTGGCGGAAAGTGAAGGGACCATACCTGTCGCAAGGCATGACCCCAACAAAGGACCCTACCACCTTGCAGAACCCATCTGCGAAAGTGTTGTAGGAGTAAATGGACGAAGGCTTCATACGGCCCACATTGAGCCTGTTGATGCCGGTCCTAGAACCGAAAGCCTCGGTGACAGTGATGAAGGACAGGTCCGCGACGGACCTGACGACAAGACCTTCGATGCTCTCGGTGTGGGGACCACTTCCTGCCATGAAAGTGGCGCACTCAAGGTTGTGAGTGGCAGTGACCACGAGAGTCTCACCCTTGTAGGTGATGAGACAACCACAGCCGACGTAGGTGGCTCGGCCTTCAGACTCATAGAAGAACTCAACGAGCTTCTTCTTGTGGGTGGGTGAAGTGGCAAAGGGAAATGATGACGAAATCATGTTCTCATGCTTGTGGTTCTCGCTATGCTCGACCCCGTCCTGGGGGCGAACAGTGATGGGGACGTATCCGACGGCTGTGCCGCTCTGGTCGTGGTAGACCTGGGCGAAACCCCCGGGGAACTCGTAGACCTTGCCCGCGACGAGACAAGCCCACGGCAGTGGTGAGTCAATGGGACGGGTGCGCTCCTGCGCAACCATCTCACGACGCCTCAGCTGCTCCCTGGCATATGTGCCGAACCTGTTGGTGAGATAAGTGCGTGGGTTGAAGTTTTCTGCGACGAAACAGAGAAACGACCACCAAACACACCACCCCCACACCAGGACGGCGTACGCAACCTGGAG